AACATGGGGCTGGCTTACACCCAGCCCCTAACTAAGGTAAATAAAATGACTGAATTTAAAATTAGCTTTATATTAACGAGAGATATCCAAACCGAAAACCCAATTGATGAAAGTTGGTTTGATACTGACAATATTAAATCTGAGATTAAAACATGGCTTGAAGACTTAGATTATGGAGTTCATAAAATAAAAGTAGAGGAGGATAAATAAAATGCAAATAACTAACAACCCAGCAAAAAGACTTCACGAAATAGCCGAGCAAATAGCCGAGCTAAAAAAAGAAGAGAAACAAATTAAAGATTTTCACCGCCAATTGTCAAAGGGTCGAACTGAACTATTTAACTTTAATTGGGATTATAAAATTTTAGTTCAAGCTCAAAAATCTCAACCAGTTAATTTGTCTAGACCAGATGTTGACAAAGCTTTATCATCAGCATTGATTTCTAAAATCTCTAAGCAAGTTTTTAATAAGTGTTATAAATCAGGAAAAAAACCAGACCAAACGGTTAAACTAATCGCCTCTTAATCGGGTCGGGACGGGTCTTAATCGACCCGTCAGCCCCTGCTACCCCTTAGGTACTTAGGTAGTAAGGCAAAAAGATAACGGGCTGTAATCGTTACCCACAGCGGGTCACAGCCCCCGGCTGCTCTTAGCGAGCGGAGCGAGCTAGTGTTTGGCACATATGATTTGATATATATTTTAATTCAGGTATAGTACCTCATGTTCAATGCACCGGAAGAAGTGATACGTGAAGTCTTAGCCTTAGAGCAAGCTAAGAAAAATTTAGTCGTCAGGGCAAAAGCTCAGGTAGACTTCATGGCTTTTGTTAAGCATGTTTATGACGGATTTATTGAAGGCGATCATCATAAAAAAGTTGCACAAAAATTTGAAAAGCTGGCCGCGAACCCTGGTTCACGAATCATTGTCAATATGCCACCACGACATACGAAGTCTGAGTTTGCTAGTTATTTGTTACCGGCATGGTTAATAGGTAAGAATCCTACCCTAAAAATTATACAAACTACACATACGGCGGAATTGGCTGTGCGTTTTGGAAGAAAGGTAAGGAATCTTATGGAGCTTGATATTTATAAAGCTATTTTTCCTGACGTGGAGTTGCGTGTTGATTCTAAGGCCGCGGGCCGTTGGGAAACGGAACAGGGCGGGGAATATTATGCAGCGGGTGTGGGTGGTGCGATCACGGGCCGTGGTGCGGATTTATTGATTATTGATGATCCGCATTCGGAACAAGATGCGTTGTCGGAAACGGCGATGGAGAATGCGTATGAATGGTATACATCTGGCCCGAGACAAAGATTGCAGCCAGGGGGATCTATTGTGGTGGTTATGACCCGGTGGTCTTTAAAAGATTTAACGGGAAAATTAATTAAGGCACAGGGAGCGGATGTCATGTCGGACCAGTGGGATATGATAGAGTTCCCGGCTATTTTACCGAGCGACAATATATTGTGGCCGGAGTTCTGGAAGAAGGAAGAACTGCTCAAGGTCAAGGCATCACTGTCCCTGGCCAAATGGAATGCGCAGTGGCAGCAGAATCCAACGGCGGAAGAGGGCGCGATTATTAAGAAGGAGTGGTGGCGTGTGTGGGAAAGCAAAACGGTACCACCGGTCAGTTATATTATGCAGAGTTATGACACGGCCTTCTCAAAAAAAGAGACGGCGGATTATAGTGCGATTACGACCTGGGGAATATTCCAACCCGAGGAGGGGGGTCCAGAGCATATAATTTTATTAGATGCGCGAAAAGGAAGATGGGACTTTCCGGAGTTGAAGAGTACGGCGAAAGAGGAATATAAGTATTGGGAGCCGGACATGGTAATTATTGAGGCGAAGGCTACCGGTACTCCGCTCACGGACGAATTACGGGTGATGGGAATTCCTGTAATTAATTATACACCGAGTAAGGGACGAGATAAACATACAAGGATGCATATGGTGGCCCCTATCTTTGAGAGTGGTATGGTGTGGGCCCCAGATAAAAAATTTTCTGAGGATGTTATTGAGGAATGCGTAGCGTTTCCAAATGGGGACAACGACGATTATTGCGATAGTATGAGTATGGCACTTATAAGATATCGTAAGGGAGGGTTTATAAAACTTGACAGCGACCCCGAAGATGACGAACCTAGCTACCGAACACATACACGTCAATTTTATTAAGGAGAAGAATAATGGAATGGATTATGGGAAGATTAAAAGAACCTTCAACATACGCAGGCGCGGGTGTAGGGGTTATAGGTGTAGGTATTATTATTGACCAGCCAATATGTATTTTTATAGGGATTGCTGCGGCAGTCATATCTTTTGTATTGAAGGAAAAGGGGATACTATAGTATGGCACTTCCTTTAATAGGAGGATTGTTAGGGGCTGTTGGTGATATTGCTGGTTCATGGGTTAAGGGCAAAGTAGAAGAGAAAAAAGCCCTAACCTCTATAAAAGTAGCTAAAGCCAAGGCAGAAGCGACCGTTTACGAGAAACAGGCAACGGGCGAACTGGATATGGAGAAGTCCCTCACCGACCAAATGGGGGGTTCATGGAAAGATGAGGCCTGGACAATTTTTTTTATTGCAGTTTTGGCGGGATGCTTTATACCTTGGACACAGGATGCTGTACAAAAAGGATTTGTATTTTTAGATGAGAGCACACCGGATTGGTTTGCTAACTGTATTTATATATCTATATCAGCATCTTTTGGTTACCGTGTTGCTAAAGGTGGTATGGGTATGATAGGGGCAGTTAAAGGAACAAATAAAGTTTCTAGTAAAAAAGTTACAAAGGAAGAATAAACTATGGCACAAGGAAACGGAAGACTTCCTCCTTCACAAATTGATTCAGCTATGCCTGGATCCGGCATGGATTTAGAGGGTGGCGAAGATATAGAAGTAGAAACAGTTGAGGAAGAGACACCAGACTTTGATGAAAGCATGGTTGAGGTTCAAGAAGATGGTTCTGTCAATATAAATTTTGAAGAAGCAGCAGCGGAAGAGTTATCACAAGAATTTGATTTTAATTTATCCGAAAGTATAGATGACGATACGTTAATGGAAATTTCTACAGAGCTGTTAGGTTTATATGAAGAAGATAAAGAAAGCCGCCAAGATTGGGAAAACTCTTATGCAGAGGGACTCAAACTTTTAGGATTAAAATACGAAGAGCGTGATGAACCTTTCCGTGGGTCTAGTGGTGTTACGCATCCTGTTATTGCAGAAGCGGTTACACAATTCCAAGCGCAAGCGTATAAAGAATTATTACCGGCAAGTGGCCCTGTTAAATCTCAAATTATAGGGGCGACAGATACACAAGTAGAAGCGCAAGCGCAACGTGTACAAGATTATATGAATTATCAAATAATGAATGTAATGGAAGAGTACGATCCGGAAATTGATAGATTATTGTTTTATTTACCATTAGCGGGAAGTGCTTTTAAGAAGGTATATTTTGACGACACTTTAGATAGAGCGGTATCTAAGTTTATACCCGCCGATGATTTAGTGGTTCCATACAACGCTACCGATTTACAATCTGCATCACGCGTAACGCATGTTGTGCGGATGTTAGAAAACGAAGTAAAAAAATTACAGGCGGGAGGATTTTATAGAGACATACCCTTGCAGCCGTATGAAGAAGACGATGAGTTAAGGGATAAAGAAAGAGAGATTTCTGGCATATCTAAAACTTCTGTGGACAGTGATTGCACTTTATTGGAGTTTCATACAAATTTAGATCTTGAAGGTTACGAGCACATGGATCCTTTTGCTAATGAACCCACAGGAATTAAACTTCCCTACATTATTACAATAGATTTAGAAAGCGGAAAAGTTTTAGCTATTCGTAGAAACTGGAAAGAGGGCGATGAGCTGTATAAAAAACTTCAGTATTTTGCGCATTATAAGTTTTTACCGGGATTAGGTTTTTACGGTTTAGGATTATTACACATGATAGGTGGTTTGGGTCGTTCCGCTACCTCCATTCTTCGTCAGCTCATCGACGCGGGTACATTAGCCAATCTCCCTGCTGGTTTTAAAGCAAGAGGTATTCGGATCCGTGAGCCTGACGAGCCCCTGTCTCCCGGCGAATTCCGTGATATAGATGTTCCTGGTGGAGCCTTAAAAGACAGCATTCTTCCTCTTCCCTATAAAGAGCCAAGTCAAACTTTAATGCAGCTTTTAGGATTTGTGGTTGACGCTGGGAGACGATTTGCAGCCATTACGGATATGCAAGTTGGCGATGGTAATCAATCTGCAGCCGTAGGAACAACGGTAGCCTTATTAGAAAAAGGTTCTAAAGTAATGTCGGCGATTCATAAACGGTTACATTACGCGCAGAAACAAGAGTTTAGAATGTTAGCAAAAGTTTTTGGTGAGTACTTACCACCAATGTATCCATACAATGTTTATGGTGCGGAAGCTTCTATAAAACAAGCGGACTTTGACGATCGTGTCGATGTTGTGCCGGTATCCGACCCAAATATTTTTTCTGTGTCGCAACGTATGGCTTTAGCGCAAACACAATTACAACTTGCTCAGTCTAATCCAGAAATGCATAATATGTACGAAGCGTATAAAAGAATGTATGAAGCGGTAGGCGTACAAAACATAGAAGCTATTCTACCTCCGCCACAACAACCGGAACCTATTGACCCTGCAATAGAAAATGCGCGGGCTTTAATCCAAGAAAACCTACAACCTTTTGAAGAGCAAGATCAGGATGCGCATATTGCAACGCACGTTGCCTTTATGAAATCTCCAGTTGTTGCTTCTACGCCACCAATTTTTGCGTTATTATTAGCGCATGTTTGTGAGCATATAGGTTTAAAAGCAAGAGGAGTTGCTATGA